CCGTGCGGCCTGTGTCGGCCGCCCCGGTGAACGTGAGTGTCGTGCGTACGCCAGACGTGGCCGCGGTCGGCGCGAGCGTCTGCGCGGCGGTGTACGTGTTGGCCGCGTCGGTGGCCGCCACGGCGGCACCCACGAAGCTGTTGCCCGAGCGCTTGAGCACCTTGCCGTCGCCCACGAGGGAGCGGAGCCAGGCCATCGGGTTGAAGCTCATCTCAGACCGCCTCCTCGTAGCCGCCCGCGGGCAGCGTCGTCACGTCGAAGTCCACCGGGAGGAGCGTCCCGTGGACGAGCTTCACCCGCGCGCCGTCGCGCACGAGCTGGTGGTTGCCGCGCACGCGGTAGCGCTTCGGCGCCTCGTCCGCAGGGGCCGGAGCCGGGGCGGGCGTGGCGGCGAGTTCGGCCTCGCGCGCCTTCCACGCCGCGTCGAACTGCGCGCGCTGCGCGTCGAGGGCCTTGCGCTTCTCGTCCTCCGCGCCGCGGAGGAGCTTCTGCGCGCGGTCGAGTTCGCCGTGCAGGCCCTTGTTCTCGGCGAGGAGGTGGGCCCGCTCGCCGTCGAGCCCCTGCACGCGGAGCTTGAGCTGTTCGAGCTCGCCCTGCGCCGCGAGGAGCGCGTCCCCGTCGGCCACGGGGGCCGCGGTCGCGTTCTTCTTCGGGTCGGCCACGGCTACTGCCTCGCGTTGATGAGGAGGTAGCCGTAGGTGTCGTCGATCACCTTGATGACCTTCGAGAACGACACCTTCTCCATGTCCGTCCCCTGGATGCCCTTCTCCGCGTTGAAGTAGGGCAGGCTGACGAGGCCGTTCGTGCCCTGGCGGAGCATGAAGGTCCGCAGGAACGTCCGGGCGTTCTCGTCGCGCGAGACGTGCACGAACGCCACGCTCGCCGTGCCGTACATGCGGGTGAGCGTGCTCGTCCCCGAGGGGATGTACTGCCGACGCGAGATCAGCACCGACTCCAGGCCCCAGTACATCGCGAAGCTCTCGGCCGCGAGGAGGCCCTTGTTGTCGGGGCGCGTGCCGACGATCGACATCAGCGTGTCGTTGCCCTGCGCGGCCTGCCACGTCTCCAGGCCGAAGACGGCGTGCGTCGGGGGCGCGGTGCACCCGGCGATGGCGTCCTGGCAGTCGTCGATCGGGTCGGCCGACGCGCCGCCGTTCCACTGCGCGCCCGACGAAATCGTCTTGGTATTGGACGCGTTGTAGGTGCCCGACGTCATCAGCGTCGCGGCGGCCTTGATCTCGTGCTGGCGCAGGAGCATCACCCGCGCGCGCATCGCCGCGATCATGCGGTTCTCGATGCTCGGCGCAGCGGCCGCGGTGGCGCGGTTCACCGAGTCCTTCGCCGTGTGGTCCTCCACGTCGTAGGTGCCCGCGGCGACCTCCTGCGGGAGCTCGACGCCGTCGGACGAGGGCCCGACGCGCGTGTCGAACTCCTGGAGCTCGGTCGCGCGGTCGCGCACGTAGTAGGTGCCCTTGCGGGTGTCCACGAGCTGCACGGGGCAGTACTCGTCCGCAATCGACTCGTTGTCGTAGGCTTCGAGCGCCGCCTGCTCGATGAGCTGGCGCACGACGACCTCGCCCGGGGTGAGCGCGAGCTCCTGAAAGCGCGCGCTGCGGGTCTGGCCCGCGAACATCCCGCGCACGCGCGTCTCGATCTCGCCGGGCGTCTCGCGGCGCGCGAGGCGCGCGGACTGGTGGATGCCGCGGAGGCGCTCCGCGTGGCCGCGCGGGTCGATGCCGCGGCCGGTGAGGACCTCCGCCACGAAGGGCGAGAGGCCGAACTCGTTGGGCGCGAGCGCGCGACGGCGCTGCGCCGAATCCTTGATCAGCATGGTTCGTGATCTCCGGTGTGGGGGCGTCAGGGCGTGGGGATCACGCACCCTGGAAGCTGTAGAGGGAGAGGCGCATGCGGAGCTTCGCGCCCGCGGTGGCCGGGATCTGGGTCGGCGAGACGCAGCGCCCGACGACGCGGACGTTCGTGCCCGCGCTCGTGGAGCCGCGCGCCTTGACGCGCCCGCCCGCGGCGATGGACGCGCCCGCGACGGCGATGAGCTCGTCGCCGTAGTCGATGGTGGCCGAGCCGTCCGACTCGATCGTCACCTCGTCGCCCTCGCGGCAGTACACGTCGCCCGTGGCCCCGGCCTCGATGTCGGCCTGGATCACGCCCGCGATGCGTTCGATGGCGCCCGAGTTGTGCAGCGACTGGATCGGCTGCTTGTTGGTGGAGGTGGGGGTGCCGTAGCCGACGAGTCGGTAGGCCGTGATCGTCGAGCTCTCGGCGTTCGTGCCCGGCACCGGCGGCGACAGGCGAACAGGGGTCTTCATGTGCGTATCTCCTGGTGGGGTCGGATCAGGCCGCGCGCACGCCGAGGCGGGCCGCGTAGGACTGGACGGTCTCGCCCTGGTTCACGAGGGCGAAGGCTTCGAGCGTGGAGAGCGACTCGCCGTGGTCGGCGGCGAACGCCTGGAGGGCCTCGATCTCCTGCTGCACGGTGGCCGTGGCGGAGGCGTCGGGGGCGGGCGGCGGCGCGCCGTTCGCGCCGGGGAGGCGGGCGAAGCGCTGGCCGTCCTGGGCGCGCTGCCCGAGCTCCTGCACGCTCGGCTTCGGGTGCTTCTTCGCGAAGGCTTCGGGATCGACGAGCGCGCCCGCGAACACGAGCGCGCGGGTGTCGTCGTCCCAGCCCTTCGCGAGCGCGACCGCGTCGACGTGCTCGCGCAGCGCCTTCTCCGCGGACTCCTTGCGGGCCTTCTCGGCGTCGGCCTTGATCTGCGCGAGCTCCGCGGTGGCGGTGGCGTGCGCGGCCTTCACCTGCGCGAGCTCCGCGCGGTCGGACGCGACCTCGCCGAGCGCCGGGGCGAGGGGGGCGCCGTCAGCGAGCTTGAGGGCCTGCCGCGCGCTCTGGCCGTCGCGGGCGAGGGCGAGGAGCCCGTCACGCGCGGCATCCTCCGTGGCGGCCGGGACCTTCAGCTCCGCGGCCAGTTCGAGAAACGTCTTCATCGTCGTGCCCTCCTTCAGGGCGGGGGTGGCCGCGGGAGCGCCGCGGGACATCTCGGTGTTGCTCGTGCTCGCGCCGGGGAGCGCGCTGAGGGCCTTGCGCACCTCGGCGGCGAGGTCGGGCGCCGCGCCGTCGGCGTTCACGACCGGGAGGCGCATCGCCTCGCGCACATCCTCGATCGCGTCGCCGACCGACCCGTCCGTCGCCGCGAGGGCCACGGCGGCGTCGAGCGCCGCGAGCACCTCCGTCTCGGTCGTCGAGACGGGGAGGTTCAGGCAGTGGCGCAGCATCGCGAGCACGTCTTCGCGCACCTTGATCTCGCCGTACCAGCACGAGAGCTCGGTGCGCTTCGGGGCGGTGGGCGTGGCGGGGGTCTTCGTTCCGTTCATCGTGGGTTCCTTCGAAGCGGCGAGGCGGGGGAGGTCGGCGAGGCGCGGGTGCGCGGTGAGGGACACGCTCCAGAGCACCGTGCCGACGGCCTCGCCGGTCTCCTCGTTCGTGCCCTTCGCGGTCGTGATCGAACAGAACGGCCACTGCGCGACGATGCCCTTCTCGCGGTCGCCGACGATCGCGAGGCGCATGTCCTCGCTCACGTCGAGGCGCCCTTCGAGTGTGGCGACGGTCACGATCTTGCCGCCCACGGTGCGCGCCATCGTCCCCTTGCGGAGCGCGACGACGAAGCCCTTCGGCGTGGCCCACTCGGGCGGCATGCCCTCGCGCGTGTCGGCGTGCTCGAAGACGAGCGGCACCTTCGGGTAGCGCCCGAAGTTCGCGATCATCTGGTCGATGTCGCTCGCGGTGATCTTCGCGTGCGTGCCGTCGGCGTAGCGGTAGCCCTTGAGCTCGACCTCGTACGCGAGGACGCACCAGGGCCCGCCCGTGCCGTCGGTCGGCGGCACCGAGAGCTCGACGGCGGCGCCGTACGCGGCGGCCGTGAGCGTGAGGTCGCGCGTGTTCATCTGATCCACCAGTTTTCGGCTCCAGGCGTTGCCCGCGTGACCGCCCCAGAGCTGCCAGGAGGCCCACGCCGCGGAGTCCTTCGGTTCGTCGGCGAAGCGGGGGTTGCGGTCGAAGAACGCGCGCATCTGCCGAGCCTTCGCCGGGCTCACGGCCTCGCCCGCGGCGAGCCTGCGCGCCCACGCGACGGTCGCCGGTTCGAGGCCGTCCCCGGTCTGCCCGGCCTCGTGGAGCTCGACCCCGCGGCGGCAGGCGTCCCGCACGCCCTGGGGCGGCGTGAAGTCGACGTCGGCGTAGCGCGCCGGGACGGCCGCTTCGAGCGCCGCGTCGCCCGTCGTGTGCAGCGTCGCGACCGGCGGCGGGCGAAAGAGCACGTCGTCGTGCTGCGCGCCCTGCCAGAGCGACACGCGGTCGAAGACGAGCGGCACGGGGTCCACGCGGTCGAACGGGGAGGGTGCGTCCGGCGCGAGGTAGGCGAGCGTCACGTGCGGCGAGAAGCCGTGCGCCGTGGACACCTCGAAGCCCTGCGCGGCGAGCACCTTCACCAGCGTCTCGCGGATCGCCGGGAGTCCGGGCACGTCCGCGGTGAGGTGGAAGGCGTCGCCGTCCTCAGGCGTCCCCACAAAGCGCCCGACGCCGCCGAGCGTGGCCGGGAGGGGCGCGCAGCCGAGGAGCGCCCACACCGCCACGGCGGCCCGGAGCCGCGCGTACGCCGCCGCGTCGCCCGCCGGGAACGCCGGGAGGTACGCGAGGGTGACGTGCAGCTCGGACGCGGGGAGGCCCCCAGGGAGCGCCACGCGTGCGGCCACAGCGGCAGGCACGGGCAGCACCACCGCGAGGCCCGCGGGCGGAGGGGGCGAAGGGTCGGGCATGGGAGAGGGGTCAGCCCTGCGCGAGCGCGAAGAGGGCGGCTTCGCCCTTCGTCACGAACTCGCGCTGCGTGTCCACCGCGGCGCGGATCATCGGGGCACGATCGCGCGCGATCGTCTCGACCTGCTCGCGGTAGCGCCGGTTGGCCTCATCCTGTGACGGGCCGACGACCGAGACGGGCACTTCGGGGTCGTCTTCGAGCGAGACCGGGCGCACGATCCCCTCTGCGATCCACAGGCGACCGTTCGGCGTCAGGAGACGCGCGGGCGCGACGGGGCAGTCGAGGAGGGTGGCGACGGCGGCGAAGGACTCGGGCGTGAGCGGCATGTCAGGTCACCTCGTGGGGGCGTTGTGAGTCGTAGGCGCGCATCTCGGGCGTCTCGCGGAAGACCATCACGCGCAGCGGGGCACCCTCCACGGTCACGTCGCAGCGCGCCGAGGTCGTGCCCGCGGCAACCCGTGGGTCGAGCTTCACCACGCGGGCAGCGAGCATCTCGGCGAGCGCGTCGCAGACTTCGGCGTGAGGAGTGTCCTCACCGAGAGCGTTCGTGAGTCGCTCCACGAGGGCGCGCACGGTTGGGTCGTGGCTCACGCGGCCTCCTGTTGGGGCGGGGTGCCCTCGGGCGGGTCACCGAGCACGCGCTCACCGCGGCCCGGGACGGGGATCGTCGTCGCCTCGTGCGCCCACGCTTCGGGGATGCGCAGCCCCAGCTTCTGCGCGTCGGCGAGGAGACGCATCATCGCCGCGGGGTCCTTCGGCGGGTCGGTGCGCGCCACGCACAGGGGCACGGGGCACGACGCGCCGAACGTGTCGGGGTTGGCGCGGATGTACCGGGCGAACAGCATCGTCGCGACGCGCGCGGCGTAGCGGCAGTCCGCGCGGTACGGCGTCATCGCCTGTTCGGCGGCCACCTGCTGCGCGGCGCGCGACCCGGCCACGATCGAGCTCACGCCATCGGTGCCGTTCACCACGCGCGCGACCATCCTCTCGATGCGCTCGCTCGTCGCGAGCTGCACGGGCGAGGTCGGGAGGTCGTACTTGAGTGTTTCGAGCTGGATCGTATCCGGCAAGAGAACGCGCAGCGCGCCGGTCATCATCTGGAGCGTCGCCGTCGCGAGGTCGAGCTCCTGCTTGGTGGCCTTGCGGTCGCCGTTCATCTTCTTCGACGCGCCGTCTTCCTTTGCGCCACCGGCCGCGTAGTAGCCAACGACGGGCGGCACGCCGAGCATCTCTTGAAGACGCATCAGGTCGCGCCACGAGGCGGTGTTGAAGAACCAGAACCAGACGAGCACCGCGAAGAGGCCCTCGCTGGCCTGGTGCCCGCCCACCACACGGCGGCGGTGGAGGACGACCTTGTCGCGGTGCAAGGTGTCGATCCGCACGCCGTAGGGCGGGCGGAAGAAGGGTGAGTTCGCCTGCGCGTCGTCGAGGAGGCGCGGGGCCCAGGGGTTCGGGTCGTACGTGTCCGCGGCCAGCGAGAGGCGCCGCTCGGCGATGCGCGCACACGCCTCGGGCACGACGAGCGACCCGTCGCGCATCCAGATCACCTCGTCGGCCGCGAGCGGGTAGTAGGCCGCCGCGGTCCACTGCGCGACCCACCGCTCCCACGAGCCGTACTCGTCGGCCTGATCCTCGCGCGCGCGCCAGTGGGTGAGGAGCGCCTTGCAGGCGTCGGCCGCCCGTCGCGCGGCGCGTTGGTTCGAGCCCGTGCCCGGCACCACGTCGAAGTCGGTCTCCTGCACCGACTGCTCGCGCGTCGCGAGCTCGGCGTGGAGCACCGGGAAGCTACGGCGCGCGGCGTCGGCGAGGTCGGCCCAGTCGCGCAGCTCCCCGCGGTTGCGGTTCGCGATGATGCGCGTGATCGTCGCGGGCGTTGCGGCCGATCCGAGCACCTGCACGTCGCGGTCGGTCCACGGCGCGGGCGCGGTGAGGGCGTCCCCCCGGTCGCCGCGGGCCGGGCGCAGCCGCGCGAGCGCGTACTCGTAGCCCGCGTCGGCGAGCGTCGAGAGTCGGTCGAGGAGGGCCACGAGGTCAGTAGTCCGTGTGGAGCGTGATCGCGTCGGGCGGGTCGACCGGGTCGCCCACCGCGGCCCCGCGCTCGCAGAGCGAGAGGAGCCACGCGTCGCAGGCGTCGGGGCTGCGCCCGAGGTCGGCGCGGAGGTCGTCTTTCGAGGTCACGAGGAGTCGCCCGCGCGGGTCGATGCGGTACTTCGGTGCGGGCGCTTCGCGGATGAGCTCGGCGTCGTCGGGGAGGGCGCCGCCCTCGTCGAGCCACGCGCGCCCCGCGAAGTGGAGCTCCGCGCGGAGGTTCGCGTACGTGGGGTCGCTCGCCGCCTCGGCGGTGTTCACCGCGACGGCATCGCAGAGCGTGCGGGGCTTCCACGTCACGCCCTCGTGCGTGAAGCCCTCGCCCGCGAGGTGGTCGTAGACGCTCGCGCCGTAGCCGATCACGTCCACGTTGACGCGCGGCTTCTCGTTCGGCGCACGCACGCCCGAACCGACGAGCCACGTCAGGAACGTCGCCGCCGTCGCCGCGCCGTCG